TACCATAATTTCAGTAAGAGCTGCTAATAAATTAATTTCTTGGTCAGCAACAAATGCTGATTGGTATTGATATTTAGCGATGATCAAAACCGCTTGAGGTATACTACTAGGAAGTAAAGAAGTATACAAATTATCATACACAGTTCTTAGTATAGCATTAGGATCATTGTCTAAATTAGACACAATCCACTTACGAACAATAGAGAATTCTTTGTTCTTTAATGCAGATACTAACTCACCAAGTTTTACTTGATTTAATACCGCCAGAATGCCAGTGTCGATAGACCCCGTGGCAGCGTACCTTTGGAGTTCGTTGAGTGTTCTTCTGAAGTCTGGGAAATATTTCTGGACGACTTCAGCGACCACAGCATCAACAAATTGTACATCTTCTGCAGTAAGTATCCCACGACATCGTTCAAAGAACTGAGCCGCAATCTCCTGTTTCTGTTTCCCTCTGACATTGCAATCAATAACAGTTGTTCTAGAATGTAGTGGTTCAATAATTTTGTTCTTAAAATTACAGGTAAAAATAAACCTACAATTCTTTTGGAACTCTTCTATTGAAGCACGTAATAATAACTGCACATCATGTGTAGTATTATCTGCTTCATCTATAATGATGACCTTATGTTTTGATGATGAGGTCAACGATACAGTAGATGCAAATTGTTTAGCACTGTTGCGAACAGTGTCTAGAAAACGACCCTCATCTGATCCATTGATCACATAAGAATCAACTCCTAGTTCATGACATAAAGCTTTTGCAATGGTAGTCTTTCCTATGCCAGCACTACCACATAAAAGAAGATTAGGTACTTCTCCATTCTTAACAAAAGATTTGAATGTATTCTTGATATCGGATGGAAGAATACAATGCTCAATATTTTTGGGACGATACTTTTCGACCCAAAGAAAATCATCCTTCATACTTACTATCAGGTTCTAGTGCAATAAGATACTCAAGATCTTTGTTTGCATCCCTAAAGAGAGACGCATTCTGTTTACTAATAGTAACCTCATAATCACCAGGTAACAACTTAAGATTTTCAACCTTAAAATTGAAACAAAACTCTTTGTCGGTAATCCCTACATTGACAGCATAGGTATTAGATGTATCGTTCTTCTTGTCACGTACAACAAGTTTGACACTAGAACCATCGCCAACTACGGCCAGATCCTCTATCTGGTAAATTGATGCTGCCTTGATAACGTTAGAGATATCTGCCCATGCTACTGTAAAACATACATCCTTACTAGGAAGTTCCACTCTATTCTCAGGTGGAGTAGTTATAGTAGATGGATCTGCAAAGAAATACCTTGAAGAATTCTTTCTGTCCTTGATGATGACATAGTTATCATTATCAAAATTGAACTCAGGATCTTCAAATAAAGTAAGTCCAGATAGGAACTCACTCAAATCATAAATTGCAAAATTCTTTGGGAACTTCTCCTCTACATTTGCACGAGACAATATATTTTTTTGAATGGATAGAGTTGATAACTCTGTGCCTTCTTTAAAACAGATTGACTGGTTGATATTAGAGAAGTTCTTTAGAATGTCAAGTGTTCCTTTTGATAGTTTCATTTACTAAAATAATGTAATAGTACACAATAGTGCACCGCCTTAAGAATGTCGTCTTGAGGACGACCTTTTTTATCATACCTACTAAGGTACTTAATTGCATTAGATCTACAGAAGGCTTCTGCGTCTCCAATACTTTCAATCAGATCAAGTGTCTGAAAGTTTCCGTTAGCATAATGCTGTGAGTAAGTACCTGCAATGTACTTCTTCGCTTGATCAAGTGTTTGATCTTCATCATACTTAAAGACCTCAGATGAAAGATCTACGTCACCTCCATTAAAGGAAGTGTCGTAGTATTCATATGGATCTATGTTATCATCGGTCTCGATGATAGGATATTCTTCATCCATAGTTCCGTTCAATGTGTCCCATGCTAAACTCCATGCATTTATCATATCAAACTTCCTTATCAAAGTCAACATCAGCATCTACCTTGTCGTATAACTCTTGGAATGCTTGCTTAGTTTCATCATCGAAACGTGAGATACATGTAGTGATTGCCTTAGGACGATTACCAAAGATTTGGAATGCCTTGACGATGTGAACAAGTCTACGAGTAGAGATGATCTCATCAATACCACCATCAAAGAATGTCTTACGGATGATGTCTGCCCAATCAACAAGTTTCTTGTTGAACTCTTTGTCCTCACCATTCAATGCATCAAGTATCTTGATCTCACTAGCAGGTGATGGGTACTGCTGTTCAAATGTTACTGGGAACCTTTCTAGGAATGCTTCGTTAAGAACGTTAGTACCTACAAATCTACCATCTTCAGAACCTTTACCTTTTGTGTTAGCAGTTGCAACAACTGTAAAGCCTGCAGCAGGTTTTACAAACTTACCGATCTTCTTAAGGAAGACACCTTTACCTTCTAGTATAGATTGTAGACATAAGATCTTGTTAGATGCTAGGTCAATCTCGTCAAGTAATAATACTGCACCTCTTTGAAGTGCTTCTACTACAGGACCGTTATGCCATACTGTGTTGCCATCAACAAGTCTGAACCCACCGATAAGATCATCTTCGTCTGTCTCGATAGAAATGTTAACTCTGATGAGTTCTCTGTTTGCTTTAGCACATGCCTGTTCTACAGAGAATGTCTTACCGTTGCCAGATAAACCTGTGATGAACATAGGATAGAAGATCTTAGAAGATATGATCTTCTTGACATCGCTGAAGTTACCGAATGGAACGAAGGTTCCGTCTACTTGTGGAATTAAATTCTGCTCTACAGTAGGAAGAACAGTAGGGGCTGCAAGTGCCTTTTCAAGTATCTCTCTACCCTCTGTTACTGTGAGGTTCCATGAACCTTTTTTAACTTGGAATGATTTTAGTTTACGTGCAACTGTAGGATATGCACAACCAACTTTGGTTGCAAATTTTCTTACGTGAGAAGCATCAATCTCATTACCGAATTCATCACGTAGTTCATCAACGAAGTTGACGGATAGTTTTCTCTCGAAAGGCATAATAATAAAGAAGTCAATTTGTGTATGTATTAATAATACCAAAAAAATACCCCCTGTGAAGGGGGTATGTGCCACTAATTTAATTGGTTAGTGTCTAATGAATTTACCTTCCTCAACACCTTCTGAGACTTCTTGTGCTAAGTATGCATGCTTACAGTTTTTGTGCTCCCATGGGAAACATCCGTTAGCAACATAGTAATGGAACAGGTCTCTGCAATCCTTAGATAATCTAGGGAAATACACATTGTGTACCTTGTTTCTCTTAGTAGATAAGTCTTCAACTTTTGATGGAAGACCAACAGAAGCTTGTATGTTAAGGTGCTTATCTAGAGGAACTCTTGCTGCCTGAGCGATGATGTTAGACATTCTAGATGCCCAGTTTTCCATGTTTACATAATAGTTGTAACCATGATCTGTTGAGTTGTTAATAACCTCATCAACATATTCATCATTAGATCTAGCAACAAAATCAGCGAAAGTCTTTTCATTGTGTGATGAATAACGACTAGGTTTTACTGATAAGTTCTTTTGACTAACAATCCAACTCATCATCTCTTTAACAATTGTACCTTGTACAGTTGCAGTTAGTGAGTTGTTCGCTATGAGTGCAACTTCATCCTCAATCTCAGTTTGAGATGTTAGTTTGTTCTCAGCGATGCCAAACTTAATGTGCTCTATAACTTCTTCTTTGTTGTTTAACTTAGAGTGGAATACTCTTTCGTTGTTAAGAGCCTTGGCAAATCTTTTACGTGCCCATCCATCTGCACACCTAACGTAGACGAACATCCAACCAGGTATGTTTAGGTAAGCACAGGCATCATGCCTATGTCCACCAGTGATGATATCACCAGTGTCTATGTCAATGTAAACTGGAGGGCAAGTACTATCAACACCATTTTGTTGAATGTCTTCCTTCAGTAAGTTGACCTGTACATCATTGGTTCCGTATACACGTCCAATGTTGTCTTGCTTTTTAACGTCTTTCCAAAGACCATACTTTGTTTCGATAATTGTAATACCGTCTATGGCTTTGTCACTGACAGGGAATGTCCAGACACTAGGGTCGAACAATCTTTCATCGAAGTATTCATTTGCATATTGCGATGGAGCATATGCACAATTGAATGCCTTCTCTAGGGTTTTTGTCATAAATCAAATCCCACCCGAAGGTGGTCAAATAGTAGTGAACCTTATAAGCATAGCATAAAAGAGAATAGTGTCAAGCTATTCTCTCAATGAATGATGTTAGGATCTTTTTGTTCATCTTCTTACCACCTAGAGACTTAGCGAATGCTCTCTTGATTTGTGCCTTGGTTGCATCCTCTGCAACTTCAAACTCAGTCTCATTGTCAAGTGCCTTAGCGTGTAATGCATACTGTACAGTGTATGCACTTGATGTGCATATGAATGCTTTAGTCTTCTTCCAGACAGCATCTGCAGCTGCAATCTTCTCTTCATCATAACCTAAGCATGCACGCTTAAATCTGTACCACTCATTACCACTTACAAGACGGATGTTCATGAACTCACACTGAGGAAAACGATCACGTAATTGGTAGATGAATGTATCTGTCTGATTGTACTGATCATTAGAAAACTGGTATACCTTACTAGTTTTGCGATCACGTAGGTGGACATTGCTCTTGATGTTTGCTCTAGTAATCATTGTACCTTCTTCATAGTATCTCTTTACTTCTCTACCGTAAGGAATTGCAAAGCCTTCACCATCAGTTAGGTTGATAAGATGCATTTTCTGAACTCCAGTTCTCTTTTGAAACTCAGGAAGAATGTGGTTCATAGCAACCATCGCTTCATTTAGAGGAGTGCCACCCATACCTAGTTCACGAGGAAAACCACAACTATCATAATTTCTCATGGCAGATACTAAACGGAATAAGTTCAGCATTTGTCTGTCATGCTTACGGTTGTTGCAACCACTACTTAATACATTGACCATGCTAAAGTTTTTAAGAATAAGTCTATTCTTATGCTCAAAGTTTTCTTCAATTCTATAATTCTCTTGCTCGTAACTATAACTATCTGAGAAAAGATATACGTCATAAGCAATACCAACTTTACGACAGAATGTTACTAGAGTAAATACTTGCTTCATAGTATCTTTGATGCAGTTACCCATAGAACCAGACCAGTCAACGTTGAAAACTAAACCATGACTTTTACCATCAGGTATAGTAGTTACCTTTCTGAATAGATCTTCATTGTATTTGTATGTGTGAAGTTTAGATGTGTCTAGAACTCCAGTACGACTTACAGTAGCACGTGCATAACCATCTGCTGCTTTCTTCATCTCGAACTCTTTTACAAGATAGTTAACTTCTTTCTGCATAGAGATCTTGAACTTTTTGAAATCAGCATCTACATTCTTCAATCTTTGTTGCAAGTATGTTTGCATTTGTAATTGATACTCATCACCAACACCTGATGGGTTCTCTGCATTTGTATAGTGTTTATTCAGTAGGTTGCTGACCTCATCATTACTAACAATGCACTTAGCATTGAAAGACTTAGGGAACTCAACATAAACATTCTCTTCACCTTCAAGTGAAACTAACTCACGTAGTGCACTCTCAAGATCATCAGCAGTTCTTACCTGAGGAACGTTAGGTGCAAACTCATTTGTTTCGTTACGGCCTGCTTCACCAGTGCCAGTTGTCTCTTTCTGGTTACCTTGACCTACTGTTTGATCATCATAGTCTAGACCTTCATTTTCTAGTTGCTCTTGTGAGTTACCTTTTTGTGATTGCTCATCATCAAATAAAGGATGCTGTCCTTCTGCACCATCACCTTTCTCGCTACGACCTTCACTTAGATCTTCAAAAGGATTGTTTCCATCAAGAAGATCTTCTTTCTTCTGCTGTTCTAGTTCTACCTTAGCGTATGCAAATAATTTTCTAGCAAGTGCAAGTGCATCTTCAAATGTCTCTAGTTTTCTTGCTTCTTCAGTAAATACTTTCTCATCATCAGTGAAAGGAACATCAATATAGTTACCAATCTTCCACCATAGATTTAATCTATCTGCAATATTAAACTCAGATATATCTTCGCCCTCAATCTTGAAGAAGTCCTCGTCAGAGAGGATCTGGTAACCCTTGTAGAAGGTTTTTGAAAGACCAGGATATCTACGCTTCATCTGCATCTCAATACGAATGTCCTCAACAACATTGACAAACTGCATTGGAATTTCTTTGATGAAGTCCCACTCGTTAGGAGTATATAATGCATGACCAACCTCGTGTGCAATCAATGCATCTACAACAGCATTCTCTTTGTGTGACCATGTTGGTAGAGTTAGAACTCTAGTCTCAACATTAAATTGTGCTGTGCTGACTTGACGATGCTCTACAATCAAGTCTTCTTGAGCAAGTAGTTTAGCAAGTGATTCTTTGACGATGTTCATAGGTCTTTGTATCTTATACTATACATTATAATAAGAAACCCTCCGCTTGGGAGGGTTGAGTAGACACTTTATTAAGTGGCTCCGTCTTGCACGTGCCTGTCGTAATGCTTGGGGTTTGAGGTGACGCTTCTTTTCCTTCTTGGAATGATGCTGCCAGTTGGGGACTTTCATTATTCCTCCTTAGAGATAACTGAGAAGTTTTGTTTTCTTTCTACTACTAGAGTAGAAGCAAATTTATCCTGTAAGGCTTCTGTCTTATGTGATATCACAAATACATTTGTTTTATCAGAGACAGTGTGTAAGATTTTGAGGAAGTCATCTGTACCAGATGTATCTAAACTACTGTCAAAGATCTCATCAAGGATCAGTAGGTTAGTGTTAGCACTGTTCTTCATCTTGGCAATAGTTCTCCAAGTGAATAGTAGTGCAAGGTCAATCCTCATCTTCTCACCCTCAGAGAATGATGCATAAGTAAATTCATCTCTGAACCTAGATTTAATAGTCTCCATGAAATTCTCATCGAGTTCAAAAGACACATAAAAATCTAGTTCCTTGAGATACCTATT